GGGAAGCCGAGGTTTGTTTCGTTTCTAATTTTAGAAGCTTCCACCGGAGGATCAGAACCATTGTCAATAAGGACAATTTCATAGTTTCTCGTATTCGCCCGGATCGCTTCCAGGCAATCCGCTGTCATGGCCAAGGCGTTATACACAGGTATGATAATGCTAAGCATTGACTACCGCCTTTCCTCTAAAAAACTCTATCCATTTTTGCTTTCGTCTCTTCGGAGGTTTTGTGACCCTTATTCCAAGAGATTCTTTTTCTCAACTCAATCGAGATCATTCCGTCACCACCTCGTTCCGCGCTTCTTCTGTTTCATCCCAATCGCTTTGGGCCTGGGCTGCTTCATCAGGAGTGCGCCTAAAACTTTGTTTGAAAATCCTTTCTGCATCACCCCCTTCGCTTATCTCGATCCATTGAAAAGCAATCCATTCGGTGCGCGTTATCTCTGAAAGTTTTTTCACCATGTTTTTTCTTTTAAATCTGAATTTTTATTTCATAATCCACCGCATAATGACGTACCCCAACAGTCCCAGATGGCGTGGTAATTTCATCTATCATCGTGGTTACCGAAGTTTCTCGCATCCAAACCAATGTACTGCCATCTATCGCAAATGGCTTTTCATCATAAAGTGCCTTCAGGTAATCGTATAAGTTCACTATTTCTAATGCACTCGATGAAGAAGAAAAAAGAGAGAATTGTATAAGGACATCGGTAAAAACTTCTGTAAAGGTTTTTTCTGGTATGCCGGAAACTACCATGAAAACGCAATAAGGAAATTCCGCACCTGCGGGAGCTTCGTCAAGAAACATCCGTCCATTCAGCGCATCATAGAAAGCATTTGTCACGCCTTCAGGGGCAGCGGTAAAAGCAGTCATGATTGCAGTAATCAGTTCCTTCACGCCGCCTCCTTGCATAAAATATCGAGCATTTCATTTTCCATATTCGGATTTATGATTGAAACAATATTGAAGTACCGTGTCTCAAATTTAATACGCCATGAGGGCCTCACATTTGCCCGGTAGCGTATTCTTATCCTATGGCTAATGGTCATGACCGTCTGGTTTGCCTGGACCTGTTCTGAGGCCGATACGGGCCAAATGGCAGCCGGAACAGAAGATACATGAGTCACAAAAACGGTCTTGAACCCTCCCAAGCCGTCAGAGGTTTTTGTTGGCATCTGCAACTCAATTCGTCTATTCAGATCACCGCTGCGCAAGGCATTTCTCCATTAAGTTTTCTTTTTGCCCATGCAAATTTTATATTCGCTTTTCCTTTTTCAGACATATTCCAATGTTTTCCTTTAGCGTAAATATTCCCCATAGAGGCTTTTCTGTTTTTCTTTTTACTTTCTTCGGATTGATGTTTACCTAAGTGAGCTTTTGACATTTTCTCTTTACTTTCTTCGGAAAGATGTGATCCAAGTCTTCGTTGTTTCCCTCTATTAGCTTCCGATATTTTCTTTCGTACTTCTTCGGTATGACCCATACCTTTATGGGTTTCCGATATCTTTTTTTTATGTTCTTCAGAAAGACGTTTTCCTTTCCGTACCATACTCATTTTTTGTTTAGTTTCATCTGAAAGTGTTTTTCCAATATGAGATTTTCTGCGTTTTTCTCTGGACTCTTCCGTGCAATTATATCCATTTATCCCATCACCACCGTCTGTGCAATTATAACCGTTTGGTGCTCTACAATTAAAAACCTTAATCCAATATTTTTCTTTCTCATCCAAAATTTCTTTGGATATTGCCTCATCAATAATTGAAATGGCAAATGATTCTAATCCATATTTATTTAATGCTTTTTGAATATAATGCCTATTCTCTGTAATATGTTTGGCTACTCGCCGACTTACATCTTTCTTCGTTTGTCCTATATAAATCTTGCCATTTATGTTGTTAACTATTTTATAAATTATCATTCTTTAAAATTCCAAAATTGTGAAGGGTCCGAGCAAATTTTCCGCCGCTTTATTCTTAATCAAAGTTTGGCCTATTATTTGTGTTTCCCTATTCTCATTTAAATCTGCCGCCATCATTTTGATCGCTGTCCTGATTCCTGCCGGTACGGTCGCCGATGTATCTCCATATCCGCAGACAAATCTAATCGCCACAGGATTTACAGGGTATGGAGTAAATGACGGCCACGATACGTCATAGGGGAGGACTATGCGGCCTGGCTCAGAATTAATATCAGCCAGATAATCGCTCGTGACCGCCATCTTGTAAACTACCCCTGCGCTATCGGTGTAAGTAAAACCATCTGTAACAATGCTCTTGAATTCACCAAAGGGAAGTTTGATGAATGGCTTATCTGGGAACTCATCAAGAAAGGCATCCCAGGTCTGGGTAATCAAAGCCCGCTTGGTTATCGTCTCCACATGCTGCCTGGCTGTTGTGATTAAAGTCGTTAAAAGCTCATCCTCCGTCGCATCGGAGGCATATTTCGCAATGGATATCCCGAATGAGCAGAGAGTTCCTTCACCTCCTGAAATCTTTGCCACTACTCGAATAAATTGTTTCGATCCGGTATAGGCAATTTTCTGAATGCGGATTACTGTTGATGCCGTTATCTGCGTAAAGGCACCACCTGTCAGAAGGTTCCAATCAGTCCATGTTCCAACAACATCGGCTTCCTGAATTTTCGCGTCCACGGTGCCACCAGCGGTAAATGCTCCTGCATCAAGAATGACTACCGCCGAATAACCGAGAATGTCGGCATGAATCCCAAGTTTAGCATATTCAACTGTAACCGCATGAGCGCCGGGGACGATGGATTGAATCGTCGTGAGATTGTCAGAAAAGCTCCCGCTGGCTAATCTCAAATGATCCTTGAATTCTTGAAGACTTACGGGTTCACAATTCGGTTCGGAATATATTTTCAGAATCATGACATTCTATTCCTCGACGAAATCTATTAATTGCTCCATGATTAATATCTCCTTGGCAGATATTGAACCCTGGAGGTTATCGATTTTAATCTTGATTCTATCAAAAGGAATATTAACCTGCATTTCCAAGAGTTCAAGGATTTTTCGATTCACAATGGTTAATGATCCATTATCCGGGAATATAAATGACCCGGTTTGAGGATCTGTCATGAGGTTGCCGTTCTCGTCTTTGTTGCAGGAATCCGAGATGAACTTTAATCTCATTTCATGATATTCTTTGGAATGGTTAACAAGTTCCTTCTCAATACGAGATAACCAATAAATTGTTTTAACTGGAAGCCCACGATTAATGAAAATTGGAAGTTTCCTGGTTAATATATCCTCGATGTCCTTGTGCTTGATTGTGATTGACATAAACTCTCCTCCCTATTGATTCGATATGGGTATTCCTTCCTGAGATAGATTATTCCTTAATTAAAATTACCTCATCAACTACTTCGTCTATTAGCTCTGGTTCCTTCCTCGCATTGAAGACTGTCTCCGCCGCTGTGGTAAACTTATCTTCTGCTACATCGAGAGCGGCCATAAATTTGGTGAGGGTTTCCCCTTTGAGGATGATGTGGTCTGAGCCGACGCCTACGAACTTGTCATTCTCTGCGTAGCCCTCCCGGAACGCGATTGTCACGTTGTCTGCCTCGATGATGATACTCTCAATTTCTGCCTTGTTGTAAATCAACTTCGATCCTTTGATATCAAACATAACTACCTCCTTTTAATTAAGTCTATAAGTCACAAACGTAGAAGCAGCCGTCTTAATCGTTCTGAACCTTCCAGAGGTTGACAGAGCAACAACCATATTCCCCACAACCGTATGTCCATCTGATGCCGTCACAGTAACAGCGTTTGTCCCATTAGTATTTACTATTACCCACTCGAACGCATCGTTGATAGTGAGTCGTCCATTCGTATCGGAGGTTGCGCCAGTCTCAAACGTATAGGCCCGTGCGGTGTCCGGGTTAGCTGTGATGATACCACCCAACATCATGGCAATAGTTACGGTCACTGCACCAACACCCCCTGCGGTGATCGTTCCCTGTTTGGCAGGTCTTATGATTGGTCGAGCAAGAGTGGCTCCTGCTGTGGGATAGGTTGCGTTCAATCCATTGCTGGTTGCATCAAACCACTTATCAAGGCCGATGCCTTCGGGTTCGAGGGCGAGAGTGGCGCCGATTTCGACAAGAGTGAAGTTATCGAAGTCGGCACTTGAATCATTTGCAACAGCAACAATCCGATACCCGCCCGTGGTAGATGCTGTCCATTCAAGTCTTTGCCCTGTCCCATTGGCCGTTACAGTCCCGATGATCTGTGTTCCATCGAAGCTTTTGATCGTCCAAGTTGAGACGATATTAGCCACATCAAACGTCATGCGGTATTTCTTGTTTGCTGTAGTAGGTGCAGAAGCAACTGGCAGGGTACAGTACTGATTTGCCGCTGTTGCTGTGATGGTCAGATCGCCAGTTTCATCGTAAGCATTGAGGTCAACATTCGCCCATGCTGAGGCACCTGAGAAGTCCCTGTCAACCTGGTTGGGCATCAACTCGGTTTGTGAACCCCACCGATCCGAAAAGCTCACTCCATTCCTATACAGGTCAAGAACCTCAGCGGCTGTGAGGGCACGGTTGAAGGTGGAGCCGTGTTCGGTGCGACCGGCAAAGCGATCTGTATTAATACCAAGTACATATAACGGTCCAGTATTGCTAATTGACACTGTAGCAGCGGCAGTGATAGCAACACTTGGAGCAAATTGAACCCCATTTATATAACATGATACACTCCCAGCAGTTGTAGCTGTTTCTCGTATGACTGATATTGCAATTTCAGTAACTGCTCCATTGGACAATGAAAGAACATAACCAGTTGTTCCAACACTATTTAGAATTACCACATTCGCTACTTTAATATAAATGTCAAAAGTACTGTCAGTTCTGAAAGTGACATAAATTAGATTTTCGCTATCTTGTATTTTTGAAAATAATCTGGTATTTTCGGCGGGAGGCCAAGTCGGCAAACTCCCTCTCCACACCAGCGTAAAGTTTCCCGTGCCGAAGTTGATATTTGCATTATCCGCTACCGTGATCCCCGTGCTACTCGTCCCCGCCGTCATATTCACCGCCTGCGAGGGCATCTTCGAATTCACCGATGAGTCAATCTCTGACCTGATCGCTATCGGTCCAACCAGCCCATCCTCCGTTCTCATGTGGAGGACTGCGGCTCCACCTACGGAGTTGCGATCGGCGCTCCAGAGTTGTACAGCGTCTGCGGGTGAGGTGGTTGGGGCGGTACCATTACCGAGGGCGAGGACTTTTGATGCAGAGGTGCCCCAAGTGGTCTGATGTAGACCAACCTTCCCACCACTTGCATAAAGAGTATTGACAATCGCTCCCGCATTGACGCTCGTCAATGCAGCCACGGAGTTCTGAGTCAGAGTGAAGTCGGCTCCGGGATTGATATTCGCTATGATCGGATTAGTGATAGTCGGAGCCGTGCCAAATACCGCCACCCCCGTGCCCGTCTCGTCGGATAGAGAAGCAAGAAGTTGTGCGGAGGTAATAGATCCCGTGGCAGTCCCATATAGAGTCCCGGTCAACGGCAATGTTACATTTGTTGCCTCCGTTGCAGTCAATGTAATAGAATAATTTCCGCTAGTGATTAACTGAGCATTTGCATTGTTAGGAATGGTCAACGTCCCAAGGGTGGAAGTAATTATCAACCCATTGACAGAAGTAAATATTCCCGCTGCCGGGGTAGTCCCTCCAATCGGACCAGGAGCAGCTAATCGAGCCGTAATGTTGGCTGGGCTTGTAACTTTCGCCGCTTCTGTGCCGATCACGGTTTCTGCATCAGTCGCAAAGTCAAGGTTGGCCTGGATAATATTCCAATTTGCACCCCTCTCGGCTTGTGTTCCCGCCAGAGTCCCATCCGTCGTGCAAATATACATATCCCCAACCTGGACAGCAAGTCCTGAGCCTCCGCCGATTTTCCCGGCCACTGAAACCTTGTAACAATGCCCCGCATCCGCAGCAGGATAATTCGGATTAGTCGAGCAATCCGTCGCTCCTTTATAGACAAGGGCATCCAATCCCGCCGCCAGGGATAAAGTAATTGTTCCATTCACGTTATCGGTAACAGTGATTTGGTTGGCAGTACCGAGCACCCCAGATGCTCTCAAACCAGCTCGATTGAGATCAATCATGGTATCCTCCTGAGCTTAATATTCTGGCAGAATTTGCAAAACCCCGGCTACTCCACTGGTAGCGCTGATATATTTCATACCGGCCACATCCGCTTCACCTATCAACCGAATAAAATCACCCGGATACATAATCAACCCGAGCCCCGTAGCTCCCTCCGTAGGATCGGCATTTATCGCAATTCTGACGTTAGCCGTCTCACATACCAGAGTCACGCCATCACATTTGCTGCCGCTCGCATTCGCAAGTATATTCGCTGCCAGCCCTGTGGCTGTATCGGTTGTAGCCACCCTATATGTGGCTCCCATAATTCCATTTACTCTGCCCATAATGCCTCCTGTTTATCAGGATGTGGGCGAGGCGCTCAGTAGGCCGCCTCCGCCTGAAAAGGGGTTAGTTAAGTTCACATCACAAACTTCTCAAACAACGAAAATTGCTGTTCCGTCAGTTTCTTTGTCTCATCCAGTTTTTTCAGTATGCCGACAATGATATCCGTTGCCTTCTCTCCGAAATCGATAATCTTTGGCTTGTCGGCTGCCTGATTCCATTTGATGTTATTCTCGGTTTGCTCAAAGTGCAGGTCTTTGTGTTCGGCCTCCGAAAAGCTCAAATCCTCTCTCATCTTTCGCACAATCTTAAGAGTCAGGAAATCTCCTTCCTTCGGTAAGAGATTCAATAAAATTATCCTCTCGAAGACAGTCAATTCCATACCATTTTTCTCCTTTCTTTTTTTATGATTTTTTTGCTTTATCTTCTTTGATCTTGACATCTCTGTCGCCGAAAGGCGTTTTAAGTTTGACCCTTCCCTTAACTCCAGTAATAATTTTCTCTAAAATGGAATTTCCGTCGCCCTCCAAAACACCCTTATCCACTTTTATCCGCAGTTTTATTTCCATAATAACCTCCGGCAGTGGGGGCGGTCAATGCCCGCCCCCTGGAAGCCTCTTAATTGTTACGCTGTGGTCATGTGGATATAACAGGGCGTTGCACCCACCATGACCTTCACCTTAAAATTCGCCGTCAGACTTGCGAACGCCGTAGCATCTTCCGTGATATAATCAGAGTATCCACCGGCAAAGTTAATGAACTCAGATGCCTTGCCATAAACATGGAGGAAAGAATCTGCGCCGATCGCAGCATCATTCGTTTCCATGTGAATCATGGCAAGAGTATTCCCGCCACCAACCGCCACACCAAACTGGTTATCGATCCACAGACCGGCAATTTCACCACCGGAAACGGTCGCGCTTCCCTTGGCGCCAACTTGGGCCAGAACACCGCAAGCCCGCCCGCCTGTCATCGTTCCGGATATTTCAACCTTACCCTGAACTCCGGTCACATAAACCGAACTTCCCCCGGCGATGGTTCCGCTCACTTTTCCGTAACCCCGAATGGCGTAGCAGTTCATTCCCGCGCCAACATTGGTTCCGGAAAACTCGGCATAAGAAAGAATTCCTCGCAGGATACCACTGACTGCATTCAACTCGGAATTGACCTCAATAATATTTGTTGTTTCAGTGCTTGTTGAAACGACCGGAGCGCTGCCGTCTCCGTTTGATGCACCAATTTTAATCGCTTGTGTAACCGATCCCGCAGGCATGAAAATCCCAAGTGCAGAAAGCGCATCGAATAGAATGCCGACATTCACAGCCCCTTCGATACTGACTGCATTCGTAACGGTTCCGGCATAGTTCTTCAGTCGGAGGATATTAGTGATCGAGCAATTATTGGCATTGACATCAAAACGTGCAACCGAATTAAACCCTCCACCGCCGGAAGATTGATGATAACCAATTTCCATGACGTTAGGTTCGTTCGGACAGGTGACAGCACCGGGTCCCGTGACTTGATAATAGATACCTTGCAAAGATGCGGTCGGAAGAGCAATATCGTCAGAAATGTTCGTGCTTCCCGATATCCCGGTCGCTGAATAGCAGTTCTTGTTTAGATCAGACCGAATCTGCAAAACGCTTATAGCAGTATTGGCTTGATGGTTAGTGTCTGTATCCACGCGCAACCGAGCAGCAGCAATCTGACCTCCAGCCGCAGATAAATTGCCCGTGCTGGACAGATTCACCTGGATTGGGATGAAAGAGAAAGCTCCTGTATTTGCAATTGTAATCGCAGAGGTGTATGTACCAATCGCAATGAAGGCATCTTCCTGACTTGCATATCCCGGAACTGCACTGGCAAAGTTGATTGCCTTCGTTACTGCCCCCCCGGTAAACGAGACACCTGCATTCCCTGAGAGTGTCAGAAGTCCAGCAACCGAGGTCGCCCCATCCATCGTTACCGCACCAACAAGTTTGGAGGTCGTGCCGACCCAAAGGGCTCCGGCAATCCCAATGCCTCCAGCAGTGTGAATGCTTCCCGTGGCTGCACTTTCGGCAGCAGTGGTATCATCCACATCTATCTGCACGCCAGCAGAGATGACCATCAAAGAATCCCCGACGTTAAAATCAACATATTTCCCGGAGGTCCCGAGAAATACCTTGAAATCGATATCCGTTGTGCCATCTCCGATATTGATTGCACCAGTGTCGTCGGCAACGGGGAGAATCTGGAGAATTGGAGAGGCGCTGAGCCAGCGCATAGAGACATCGCCGCCTGTTGCATCCCCAAATTGAAGATACTTATTATCCTTTAGCCAAATGTCCTCAAGGGTCAGCGTTAAGTCTCCCGTGAGCACTATATCGCCAGTAATGATTAATTCTGTTTCAATTTCCATCGTGCCGCCGGTCTCAAATAAAATCTTCCCGCCGGAAGCCACAACAAAAGTGTCACCGCCATCTTTTCGATAGGTCTTTGGTTGATA